GCGCTCGTCACCGCGATCTTCCAGGGCTACGTCTCGTGGCTCATGGGGATCGGCGCGAGCGTCGCGTCCTGGTGGTCTGGGCTGTGGTCTGGCATCTCGTCCTTCTTCTCTGGGCTGTGGTCTGGGATTGTCTCGTTCGCGACAAATGCCTTCCAGGGCTATGTCAACTGGCTGCGCGGCGTCGGAGACGGCATCGCGTCCTGGTGGAACGGGCTGTGGTCCGGCGTCGGGAACTTCTTCCGGGGCTTCTGGGACGGCATGGTCGGCGCGGTGCGCTCGGCCGGACAGGCGTTCGGGAACGTGTTCACCGCGATCCGCGACTCCGTGTCGAATGCCTTCTCCGGGCTGGTGGGGATCGTCAAGGCCCCCATCAACGGGATCATCGGGCTCGTCAACCGGGCGATCGGCGGGCTGAACGCCCTCAAGGTCAACATCCCGGATTGGGTGCCGGGCGTGGGTGGGTCGTCGTTCGGCGTCAACATCCCGCGTATCCCGATGCTCGCCGACGGTGCGACGGTGCTTCCCCGCTCGGGCGGCACTATGGCGATCCTCGCCGAAGCTGGCCGCCCCGAGTCGGTGGTCGACACCGGCCTGATGAACCGGGCGCTCGAGGAGGGCCTGGCGGGCGACGGTGGCGGCTCCGGCCTCACCGTCATGGGGCCGCTCGTCCAGGTGGACGAGATGGTCGTCGACTCCGACGACCGCGTGGAGGACGTCGCCAAGGCGCTCTACGAGCGCGGCGAACGCGCGGCCCGCGCCCAGGGCAAGGTCAATCTCGACGGAGCGGTGGTGGACGAGTGAGTTTCACGTTCGGCAAGTTCGATACCGATTCGCTCGGGATCATCGCCGTGCTGCGCGACCTGCCGTCGGTCGACGGCCTCAAGCTGGAAACGCTTGAGGCCGTCGGCACCGACGGGCGGGTTCTGGGCGGCACGACCCGATCGGGGTCGACCTTCACGTTCGACACGATCATTGAGGGCTCTACGCCCGACGAGGCGGTGGCAATCCGAGATCGCATCGCCCTCGCGCTGGACCCGGCCCGCGGCGAACAGGTGCTCACCTTCGACGCGGCGCCGGGCTGGCAGTGGGCGGCCGTGCTCTCCTCCTCGATCGCGTGGGAGCGGATGACGTGGCAGCCCGGTGTCGGCTTCAAGCTGCGCGCCGACATCACGTTCGACGCGCTCTCGGCGTTCGGCCGCCCGGTCGCTCCGGAGGTGTGGCAGTGGACGTCGGAGGGCTCGCGAACGGTGAAGCGCGGAAAGGGCAACGCCCGGAGCTATCCGACCGTCGAAATCGAGGGCACGGTGTCGCCCTCGCAGACGATCCGCGTCGTGATCGGCGACGTCGCGACCGAGGTCACGGGCGTCAACCTGACGCCCGGCTCGACGCTGCGGCTCGATTACGAGGCGTTCGACTTCGGGCGATGGGTCGGCGATCGCAAGACGTCGAGCGTCGTGCGGAGCATGTCCTCGCTCGATCGCGCCTACCTCTGGCCGGAGGAATCGACCCGGTTCGCCGTGGCGGTCCTCGGCTCATCTGATACCGGCGGCGGGCTTACCCGCGTCGCCCTGAACGCAAACTCTCGGAGGCAGTAATGGGATGGGATACGAGGCTCGCATGGTCGGGCGAGGTGCCGCTGACCTGGCCGGGCCTCGGTCCCGTCGCATTGCAGCGCTTCACCTCGCGCAACGGGACGGAGTTCCCGGATGCGGTCGACCCCTCGCGGGTGTGGAAGGCGCACAACATCACGTTCGGCTCCGGCGGCGATCACGTCGCGGGCCGCTGGGGCCGCCAGATCGGCTTCAACCGGGTGCACCCCGCGACGGAGAAGGGGCGCATCACGCTCCCCTACTTCAAGGGCCTTTGGCCGTCGTCGGGGAAGCTGCTCGTCGGGCTGTGGATGCAGCACAACTACACGATGAGCTTTATCCCGTTCCTTTCGACGCGCGGCGGCTCGTCCCCGCTCGTCTACCTCTCCGGCTACTCCGCGGGCAACGTCCGGCACGGCGTCTACTCGGCCTCCGGCGCGCAGATTGGCGACCAGCCGCTCGGCACCCCGTGGGGCGCGACCTACGGTTACCAGTGGCTCGGGCAGCTCATCGACTACGACGCTCGCACGTCGCAGATCATCTCCGTCAACCGCGACACCGGCCAGTCGTTCATTAGCTCGCCGCTCGCGCTCTCCGGCCCGCCCGCGGCCGCATCGCCGGCGGACCTCGACGTCTTCGACCTCCGCACCGCGGGGTACTGGGCGGGCGGCTACGTCGATGAGGTGCTCGTCGCTCACCCCGACAAGACCTTCTCGCTCTCGGCGTTCGTCGCCGCCCTTGCTGGCGGCACCTACGCGCGCGGCGGCGAGAGCACGGCTTTCACCGTGTCCGACGGCGCGGTGCGCGCGATCGAACGCGCGACGCTGCTCACGGGCGCGGAGCGGGTCACGCTCTCTGGCCGGGTCGAGCCGTCGATCGCGGCCGCTACGCCGTACTGGTCGACCGACGGCGGGTCGTCGTGGAAGACCGGCTCGTCGGTCCCCTCGGGCCTGAACGGGCTCCTCCGTTGGGAAGTACCGCTGGCCGCGGGCGACGCATTCACCGGGCTCGACCTGCTCCCGCCGTCGCCAGAGCTCGCCGCGATCCCCGCGCAGAAGATGAAGCAGCGCGGGACGCTGCGCGTCCCCCTCTCGGCGTCCTACACGGGCACTCCGCGGTGGACGGTCGCGGCCCCCGGGATTGATGCAGAGGTGTCCGACTCGACGCTGACGCTCCGCCCCGGCTGGGCGTCCGGCGACATCGGCGTGACCGTCACGCTCCGAGACGACTGGGATCGGCGTGTCTCGCGGACGTTCACTCTTCGGGTCGACCCGGAGGATTGGGAACCGGCCGAAGCGCCGCAGTACCCGCGGACGCCGATCGTCGTCGGCGAGGGCCGCGATACCGAGGCGATCATCGACGCATCCGAGGCGACGGTCGTCAAGGAGGTCAACGGCGAGCACTCGCTCGAGTTCTCCGTGCCGGTGAAGCATCCGCGCGCCGGGCTGCTGCTCAACGAGACGCCGGTCGAGCTGGCCGGGGAGCTGTACCGCATCCGGCGCGTCACGACGTCGCGCAAGAAGCGCGCCCCGTCGCTCGAGGTGTACTGCGAGGCGAAGTTCTACGACCTCGCCTACTCCGGCCAGGTCGAGGCGAAGGAGTACCTGCAAGCGGCCGCGGGAACGGCGATGGAGGACGCGCTCAAGGGCACCGGCTGGACGGTCGGCGCGGTCACCGTGGTCACCCGGCGCACCTACACGACCGAGAGCATGTCGCCCCTCGCGCTGCTCCGCACGATCCAGGCCCAGCATGGCGGTGATCTGCTGTTCGACGGCCACAAGCAAACCGTCTCGCTCGTCTCCCGCTCCGGCCGCGACGCGGGCGTGGCATTCCTCTACGGCCGCGGGCTGTCCGAGTCCAAGCGCGTCGTCGACACGACGTCGCTCGTGACGCGGATCATCCCCCGCAACGCCGACGGCGTGGGGATCGAGACGGTGAACGGCGGCGTCCCGTGGGTGGAGGACTACACCTACACGGGCGAGGTGCGCTCGGCGGTCTACAACTTCCAGGCCGGGGCCTCCCCGTTCACGATGCTCGCAATGGCATCCGCGACGCTTGCGAACCGGTCGAAGCCGTCGTACTCCTACGAGTTCACGGTTGCGGACCTCTCGCACATCACCGGCCAACCGGTCGATGCGTTCGACGTCGGCGACGTCGTGACCGTGATCGACCAGGAGCTTGATATCCGCGAATCCCAGCGGGTGCTCAAGGTCGAACACGATGTGATCAGCCCGTGGCGGACCAAGGTCACTCTCTCGGGCAAGCTGCGCGAGACGGGCGGCCGCTCGGCCGACGAGGCCGGGGCGCTGTCGACGGGCTCCACGCAATCGACGTTCGACCTCGTGCCGTACAACGCGCTCAAGAACGGCCGGTTCGACAACGGCCTGGCGCACTGGGCGGGCGCGGGCGTCGCGATCGTCGACGGCGAGGGCACGGGTGACTACGCCGTCCGGTTCGCAGGCTCCGGCTCGCACTGGATCGAGCAGACCGTCGCGCCGGACAACCGCGATAACTACACGCTCTCCCTCGACGTGCGCTCCTCGAGCGCGGGGGTGGTGCCGGACCTCCGCGCGATCGTCACCGTCCACTACGAGGACGGAACGAGCGAGGCGATTCCGGTCGAGCTGGTCTAGGAGGCCGTCATGCAGGGAACGATCCGCGCGTCCCGGCGCGTCGCTCGTCTCACCGTCCGTATCGAAATCGCCGACCCGGCTGCTCCCGTGACCGTCACCGACGTCATGTTGCAGCCGGGCGGCGCGGCATCCGGGTTCCTCCCGCATGTCACCGAGATGCCGTGGTCCGCGGGGGTGACGTCGTGACTCGCGTCACGTCGCGCATCCCCGCCGCCCGCGGCCGCGTCGTCGGGGTCTCCGTCATGGTGCGCGCCGACGACCTCCCGGCCGGGCTCGCGGTCGATGTGACCGACGTGCAGCTCACGCCCGGCGCGGCCGCGGTCGGCACCGTCCCGCATCCGTCCGACGTCGCCGTGCGGCTCGGGCAACGGCAGTTCCGAAACGGCGTCGTCGCCCGCGCCAACGGCTACGGCAGCGGATTGCCGGACTATGAGGCGATCATCGCGCTCGGCGATCCCGACAGCGCATCGCCTACCCGCGTCCATGTCGCGGCATCCGGCGAGGTGCGCGTCGGATCGTTCCGGTTCGGCCGCGTGGACGGCCACGCGATCGCCGACGGCGAGGCGGGCACCGCGTCGCAGGGATGGGGCCGCGTCCCCGTGGTCACCGAGCGCTCTGATCTGACCGCTCGCGTCTACAACTCGGCCCCTACTCACGTGATCGTCGAGTGGGTCGATCGACTCTAGGAGGCCCCGTGCGCAACTGGGTATGGGTGGGGCACATGTGGACCGATCGCGTCCGCGCCGCCCTCGACATGTACGGCGACCGGATGACGGACGTCTCGATCTTCGGCTGGTTCGTCGACCGCGAGGGTGAGCTGTCGCTGACGTTCGACCCCGAGCTGCTGCTCCCCTACCGCGAGAAGTGGCCGCACCTCCGGTTCTGGCTCGCGTTCCGCAACGACGGCAACGCGGCGATCTTCCAGGCGCTCCTCGATCGCTCGGCATACGGCTCCCGGCTCGTGCGGCGGCTCGGGGAGGAGCTGGACAAGTACCCGTGGCTCTCCGGCGTCGACATCGACCTCGAGCGCGGCGGGTCGTCCGCGAACGCTGTCCCGGCCGAAGACCTGTTCCGGCGGATCACGGCCGAATGCCATGCCCGCGGGCTTGAATGTTCCGCCGCCCTCCCGCCGCTGACGGCGAACGGCTCCGTCGGGGGCGAGAACTGGGTGCGCTACAAGGAGCTGGGCCAGATTCTCGATCACCTCGCGATCATGAGCTACGACTTCGCGTGGTCCGGCTCGGCCCCCGGCCCCGTCTCCCCCGGCTTCTGGATGCGCGATGTCTACGACTGGGTGACGTCGCAGGTCCCCGCGCACAAGGTCATGCTCGGGCTCCCCCTCTACTCCTACTTCTGGCAGATCTACGACTACCCGCGGAATCTCGGGCGCGATTATCGCGGCGACTCCGGGACGTACTACGCCGCCTATCAGTACTTCACCGGTTACAAGGACGGGATGGGCGGCAACGGCGACACGACGCACGCCCGGATCGGCTGGCTCGCGTTCCGCGAACCCGACTCCAAGAGCGCGTGGGGGTTCCTCGGCGTCCACGACTGGCGGCACGGCTACGACGCCGACGGCGGCTCGATGACCGGCGTCGCCAAGAACGTCTACGACGGGCGGCCCTATGTCGTCCGCTACGGCCAGCCCGCGGGCTCGCCCATCTGGTCCGTCGCCGACAACTCCGGCTGGGACTCCGGCCTGACGTGCTCGCTCACGCCGCGCCGCGTCCGCGATGTCGACGGCGCTCTCGTCGCCCCGCGCGGCGGCTACACGGCCACCGTCGAGCTGCTCAAGCGTCACCCGGTCGCCGCGACGATCATGGACGACAACGCAAGCACGGCGGAACAGCTCGCGAACCAGTACCGCGTCGCCTCCGGCGGCTGGTCGCGCTGGACGAACGGCAACGGCTATCACCAGTACCGCGGATCGGGCCAGCTCGACCTCCGAAACGACTTCGGCGATCGCTCCCTGTATCTCGAGGTGCGCGGGCAGTTCTCCGGCGACCACTGGTCGGGCGTGACCGTCCGCGGGATCACCGCCGAGCTGCATCCGTCCGGCCGCCTCCGGCTCCGCAAGGGCGGATACGTGTTCGAGGAGGTCGCGGTGTCATCGTGGCCGATCGGCGCGGCCGCTGGCACCTGGCGCTTCTATCTCGGCCTCCGCGTCCGCGAGGGCTCCGCGCGTGTCTACTACGGCAACACGGACTCCTCCGCGCTCCCGCTGCGCATCCACGCGAACGTCGCCCCCGAGGGCGGCACCGCGTCGATCATCTCCGAGGGCGGGCTGTGGGTCGATCGCGTCTACGTCGGCGACGGCTGGTGGTATCAGCCCCGCGAGGCCGTTGTCGTCGACATTGCCGGGGAGTCGCGCGTGCTCGGCCGTCTCGAGCGCTCGGGTATCACCTGGGACGACCGGAACCGCTTCCGGCCGAACGCCGATGTCGACGAGTGGGAGACGCGATCGCAGGGGCATTCCCTCGATTGGGTCTACGACCACTGGAAGGACGCCCCGTTCACGACGGATGCGACGACGCCCGTGCGCGTGCGCCTCCTCGATCACGACGTCTGGGTGGGCCGCGTCTTCGCGCTCGATCGCGACGGCGCGTCGATCGTCTACTGGTCCGACGCCGAGACGGTTCGCCACTGGCGCGACGTCGCGGTGAACGACTACGGCCTCTCCGGCATCGCCCTCTGGACGCTCGGCCAGGAGGACATGCGGACGTGGGACGTCCTCTCCGGCGGCGAGCTGTCCGCCGAGACAAAGACCGTCGTCCGCTAGAACCCTGCGCATATTGCTCAGCCGATCCCCGCGCCGGCCGAAGCAAAGTGCACAGTCCCGGCCCCCATCGCATCCCGCGGTGGGGGCCTTTGTCACGCCACCGAAAGGAACGAAATGGCTACCCTCAAGAACCACCGCGGCCACTGGCTGCGCGATGACGCGGCCGCCGCATTCGATCGCCTCGAGGACGATCACGGCGTGTTCGGCGTCAACTCGGCGGGCCGCTCCGTCGAGTCGCAGAACGGCCTCATCCGGCGCTGGGATCAGGGCGGCCCGGCCAACCGGCCCCCGTACCTGTACGAGCCCGCTCGGCCCGCCGAGCGCTCCAACCACGTCGCGAACGGCGGCATCGCCGTGGACGTGGCCGACCCCGCCCGCTTCGCCGCTGTGTGCGGTCCTTACGGCTTTGTGCAGCCCTATCCGAAGACCGACCCGGTGCACTTCGAGTTCCGCGGAGGCGGTGCTGCTGGCGGCTCCGGCGAGAACTTCCCCGCCCGCGCCCGCTACGGCGGCGGCTTCGTCCTGTTCACTCAGGACCTGCTCGGTGAGTTCGGCCACAACACGGGCGGCCGCGACGGCAAGGACGGCCTCGCCACCCAGGCGGCGGTCCTCCACGAGCAGGGCGCGGCCGAAGGGAACGGCTTCGGGCGCATCGCTCGCGACGGGATCGGCGGCCCCGACACGGTGACCTACCT